GAACTGGTAGCACCCTCAAAATGAGAATAGATGCAGATATTGACATTGACTTTGGTGATAGAGATAAGTTATTGCAACTTATTAAACACACACCGGCGGCAATGCGTAATGTTAATCCGAATCGTAAACACGCTACTGGTGTCTATGTTACTGATATACCATATGATCCTATCAATGATATGGCAAGCATTGATTATACTGAAGCAGATAAGCGAGGATACTTTAAACTTGATTTGCTAAACGTACATGTTTATAGTCAAGTACGTGACGAAATACACTTAATTGAATTGATGGGAGATCCAGATTGGTCTCGCCTTAAAGATAAGAACTTTATAGAGAAATTGATTCACTTGAATAATCAATACTACAATCTACAAAAAATGCCAGAATCGGTAGATAGTATTCCGAGATTAGCTATGTTTTTAGCTGTTATTCGCCCCGGTAAGAAGCATTTGATAGGGCAACAATGGAGTGAAATTGCAAAAACTGTATGGGATAAAGGTACAGATGGTTATACCTTCAAAAAAGCACATGCTATTGCATACGCTCAATTAGTAGTTGTACACATGAATTTATTAAATAATTCTTTTAACTAATGTGATACTGCGGCGTTTTGACCTACGTTTGTTTAAGTCGCTAATACTGCACGTTGGTCCATGTAATATCGTTAAACTCTTGTTGTTAAACGTCCTTATATAAGGTTTAAATATAGACCATTCATCCTTTAAGAATAAGTTGATGGGTATCAACCTATTGCTTTCCCACCACCAAACATCACCTAATTCTAAGAATTTCTCCCGGACTATTGCATCTACAATAGAGCCATAATCATATATAGTGGTGACAATATCATCTCTGTTCTGAACTATACCCACGTAATCTTGATTAGCATAGGAACATATAGTAATGAATGGATGATTTTCGCTTAGTTTCTTGAAGAATTCGTTTTGAATCATTGTTGTTTTGTTTACCGAAATATTTATCATAGGACGAAATGGTATTTTATTTTGATAAATATGATTATGTATTCAACTCAAGTTTTCGTCTATACACAGCGACAGATCGTTGTACTTTTAACAGGATTTTCCCCTAGGAGCTATATGCCTCAGTATGCCAAACCCTTAACTCTACACAAGGGTGTAGATAACCAAATTCAATTTCAGTTCTTAAATCAAGAACAAAAACCTGTTGATATCACAGGTAAATCCATTACATGTAGAATTATTAATGCACAGGGGTCAGCAACACTGGTGCAAAAAGCACTAACGTTACAACTACCTGCTACGGGTATTGCTAGTCTATATTTGAATGCGGCTGATATTGAAAATATCGAGACACAAAAGGCTTACTATTCATTAGAAATTCCTACAGGAGAATTTGATTTTCCTGTATTTGTCGACCAGAATGCAGGTGCAAGGGGCGATATGAACATTGTTAATAGTGTTCTTCCTAGCTTTATTCCTAGTTATCCAGTAACCATCCCAACCGGACAACCTTTCCCCAACCTAGATCCTAATGCTAACTCTAGTAGCAATTCACAAACTTATTATACTAGTGTGATTTCATCTGATGACAACCCCATTATGACCTTCCAAGCAACCTACACAGACTATTACGGGAATGTTTTAGTAGAAGGCTCTACTATACCCGATGGTGATTGGTACCCAATCTTAGCAGATACCGGGTATAGCAATGTTAATGTTACTAAAGGTTACGTAATTAATGGGTATCATCCTTATGTCCGTGTGCAATTTGAAAGCAATGTCGGTGCAGTAACTAACGTATTGGTAAGATGATCTATTGATTATCTTTATCAAGTATGTTATACTAACTAGATGTTTGATATTCTATCAATAATTCCCGGTAAGAAAAAACTCACTCAAGGTGGTTGGCAAAGCTTTAATGCTGTGTGCTGCCATCATCGTGGGCACAAGACCGACACTCGCAGTCGAGGTGGTGTAATCTTTGACGGGCAAACTAATTGGTCATATCATTGTTTTAATTGTGGGTTCAAGTGTGGGTTTACATTAGGTAAGCGTTTATCAAAGAATACACGACAGTTACTAATATGGTCTGGAGTTGATGATACACAAATTAGCAAGTGGAGTTTAGAAAGTTTACAACAAAAAGATATACTAGACTTTACACAGCCTAAGAAGAAAGTTAAGATTAAGTTTAATGAGCACAAGTTACCCGAAGATGCAGAACTACTTGATAAAAATAATATATTACACAAAGTATATGTAGACTATCTAGAAGCAAGGGGTATAAGTAGTAGTGAATATCCTTTCATGGTCACTCCCAACGAATCAAGTCGCATGGGAAATCGCATCATCATCCCCTATACATACAAAAACAAGATTGTTGGTCACACAAGTAGGTTCTTAGACAATAAGATTCCGAAATATATCAACGAACAACAACCTGGTTATGTATTCGGTTATGATTTTCAACAACCTCAACAAAGTGTAACAATACTAGTCGAAGGCATCTTTGATGCATTGAGTCTAGGTGCTTGTGCATTAACTCATAATACGATTAATGATGACCAAGCAGAACTACTATCACAACTTAACAGACAAATCATTTTCGTTCCCGACCGTGATAAAACAGGATTCGATTCCTGTGAGAGAGCTATTCAATTAGGCTATAGCGTCAGCATCCCCAATTGGGAAAGTGACGTAAAAGATGTTAATGATGCCGTTGTCAAATATGGCAGACTACCTACACTACTCAGTATATTACAGTCTGCTACAATGAGCAAAATTAAAATAGAAATACAAAGGAAAAAAATTGCGAAACAAAACGGATTCTAAGAAGCAGATTGATTATACACCAGAAGTACAAAAACTATTTTTAAGAATGATGATGACTAACGCTGAGTTATATACTCGGGTTATGAACATTATGAATTCAGAAAACTTTGACAAAAGTTTGCGACCAGTCGCAGATATGTTCAAAGAACACACAGACAAATATAAAGTATTACCTGATGTAAATCAGATTAAAGCAGTGACAGGGGTAGAGATTGAACCTATTCCTGAAATGAGCGAAGGACACAATGAATGGTTCTTTGATGCATTTGAATCATTTACTAAACGACAAGAACTAGAACGAGCTATTCTTAAAGCGGCAGACTTGCTTGAGAAAGGTGACTTTAGTCCTGTAGAAAAACTAATCAAAGATGCAGTGCAGATTAGCTTACAACGAGACATGGGTACAGATTACTTCTTTGACCCTAAGGGTCGTATTAACAAATACTTCAATGCAGGTGGACAAGTAAGTACAGGCTGGCCACAGATGGATCGTATCTTGTATGGCGGTATGAGCCGAGGTGAACTCAACATTTTTGCAGGTGGTTCTGGTTCAGGTAAGTCACTTGTTATGATGAACATTGCATTGAACTGGTTACAAGCAGGTATGAGCGGAGTCTATATCACACTAGAACTTTCAGAAGAACTAACATCATTGCGTACTGATGCTATGTTAACACAGATGGGTACAAAGTCAATTCGTAAAGATATTGACACAACCGATCTTAAAGTTAAGATGGTAGGTAAGAAGTCTGGTAAGTATCGTGTTAAAGGATTGCCTGCACAAAGTAATGTGAATGATATTCGTGCTTACTTGAAAGAGGTACAGATTCAAACAGGTATCAAGATTGACTTTGTTATGGTTGACTACTTAGACTTGGTTATGCCTGTATCTGTTAAAGTTAATCCTAACGACCAGTTCATCAAAGACAAGTATGTCGCAGAAGAATTGCGTAACTTAGCTAAAGAAATGGGAATCTTATTAGTTACAGCTAGTCAGTTAAATCGTAGTGCGGTTGATGAGATTGAGTTTGACCATAGTCACATTGCTGGTGGTATCAGTAAGATTAATACTGCTGATAACGTGTTTGGTATCTTTACAAGTCGTAGTATGCGTGAACGTGGAAAGTATCAGATTCAATGTATGAAGTCACGTAGTTCGACTGGTGTAGGTATGAAGATTGACTTGGATTATGACATTGAAACAATGCGTATTAGTGATAGCGATCCTGACGGATATGCGGATCAGCAAGCAAAGTACAGGCCTGCTCCTAGCCCGACTGATATTATGAGTAAATTAAAGCCACAATCAACATTATCATCGTCAGAACCTATTATTGACCAAACGACAGGTGAGATTATAGAACCGGAAAACAAGCGTATTATAGCAGATGTTCAGAGTAGTAAACTGAAGTCTTTGCTTAATTCATTAAAGAAATAATTATTGCTGTTAGAATAAATACTATTAGGATAATTATATGCAAAAACAAACTCGCAGCCTGCTACAGGA